GAGTCGGGTACTCGGTAAAAGACCCGGCCATTATCCCGACTGCACCGCCTGGGTGATTAGGACTGAGATAAACCAGTAGGTGTGTGTGAGAAAATCATGGGATACGAAGGGGGATAGCGGGATTCTCTGGGAAGGAGAATCCAATGCCATTGCAACCTACACAAGAACATCCTTTCTAGCGTCCGTTGTGATAACCCAGTCCACAAGGCTATCAGCTAAATCCAGCAGGCCGACCTGGTCGTCACCCTTGTACAGTCTTGCGGCGATTTCGAGGCACTTCAAACGCATCAGCTCTTCCGATTCGATGGCGTCTTGACGCAGTTGCTCCGCTGCCAGCTCTCCGTCCCTGTGCATGTTGAGATAGCGATGCAACGACTCCCTGGCAACCGAGTAGCCTTGCTCTCTCAGCCAAACGAGGTGGTCATCAACAGACAGGTGAGTGGAGTTCAGATGCCGATGCAGCAGCTCTGCACGAATTGCTTCTGGCACTGAATTGGAAGTGAATTGAGACATGGGTTTCTCATGCGTCTACGAATGTCACTGACCATACCACCAGGACTGCGCTGCCGGTAGGTTGTGGACTCAGTAACGCCCGGTCAGTCGTGACCGACCGGGCTGAACATATCACGCTGCCGGCTATTCAAGTCGGCCTTCCTCAGTACCTTGATCACCCGATAGATGAACTGAAGCGAAAAGCCATACTTGCGGGCCAGCTCTCGGTGGTTATTGCCTCTCCATTCCTCATAGATCTGATGGTGCATCCGTGAGGCTTCAATCTGCACCCCCTTGGGCATGTACAGCTGCTGACCACCCCACTGTTCGACCATACGCATCGCGACATCAGTACCCAGTGCATTGGCCGCATCGCTCGACACGCCGAAAGCCTCTACAGCGGCGGCCGACACCTGCTCAGCCAGATCGTCCAGCAAGTCTCCGGCGGGGCTACGGTTCATCGCTTTCATTCGGCCTCCTGGTCAAGGCGAGCGATCCACTTTTTGAGTTCCTCGATCATGTGGCTGGCTTGCTCAGCCGTGAGCCACTGCAGGGCCTTCGCGCCAGTTCGCCGTTCCACAAAACTCACCAGTGCGCTCTCAGAGGCGTCCCGCAGAGCGCCCAGGTCTCGCAGGGTGAGCCAGAGCGAGCGGATCTTGCGCGACGAGGGATCAGCGGCCGGTGGCCGCTTCTCCTTCCCGTATGGACGGACCTTGAAGCCCTTGGTCTTCAGCTCTTCCAAAACACGCTGCAGGTTTGGAATGGTGAGTTTGGCCGACGAGGTTGCGCCTCCAAGCCCCTTCATACCCGACAGCATCAAGCGGTACGTGTCGTCGTCCATCTGCAGCTCGCGGCGGGCAACATGGATAAGCTTGATTAAACGCAGTCGATCCGGGCTAGACGGTGCTTTGTTCACAGGCTAATACCCCGCTCGTCAGCCAGAGGAGTTGCGAGCTTCTCCAGCCGGCGAATGCGGCTGTTCAGCTTCTTCTCGACCGTCTTCTGCAGGTGAGGCACGGCAAGCGCGGCACGGCACTCGGCGAGATCGAAAATCTCCAGAGCACGCAGGCGGCTTTCGGTATCCACTGAGCCATATTCTTGGCCCGGTCGAATGAAAGGGTTGGCTTGTGACATATCACACCCCTTGGGTCAGTCGAGCGACCTGTTGATGACCGATGCCATGGTGCAGCTGCGCGCGCTCACCGGCCGCGTAACCGGCCTCAGTTGCTACCTCGTCGCGGGCCTTGATCTTGCGGCGCTTCATATCGAACTTGCCCAGGTTGGCGTGGTGCTTAGCCATGTAGGCTTGGATCGCCTCGGCGATGTTCTCGTCCACTCCGGCAAACTGGTCGACCTTCACGTACACGGCTTCGATCCAGCCATGCGCAAAGGCATCGCCCCGAGCGACCTTGGTAGCTCGTTTGCAACGCCTTTGGGTGGCCAGGAAGTCCTTGCGTGCCTTCTTGAGTTGGCGCTCCAGCACCTGATAGGCATACCCGGATAGCTCCGGTGCAGCGCTGCAGCCTACGAAAGTGAGCGAGGTGCTAGTCAACCAAGATGTGTTGATGATGAGGTGGGTGCCAAAGGCGTGGCAGCACACTTGAGCCAGGCGTACTCGCCAGGCTGGCGGTGCGCCATCAGAGCCGGCAGGAACCGTCTTCTCGCAGGCCATGCTGGACAGCACATCGCCCATTTGAAGGTTGTACGCTTCCATCAGCTTGTGAGCCTGGCGCAAGGCAGTCTCAGCTTCGTTCGGGTTTGAGCCTTTGCCCTTGGCCATTTCCAAGCATTTCTTGATCTTGTCGAGCGCGCGTTCCTGGTCCATTTCAGACTCCCGCCAGGTTCAGGTTGATTGGCACGTACTGGTCGGTGTTGCCCTGACGCTTGTAGACCCGGATGTAAACGGCGGTGCCGTTCACCTGAATTGAGTCTTTCAGCGCCTGCATGGCTGTCTTCCACGCCGGATCGTTGATCTCCACCCGCAGCAGACTGAGCACATCTTTAACCATGAGCTGTCCTTGGCGGTTCGCCCGGAACGCCCGGTCAACCAGCACGCGTAGATGGTCGTTGGCACCTTCGGACCAAGCGTTGATGCACTGGTTGATTAGCTCGCGGGCAGCTTGGATTTCTTCTGTGAACACAATTCGGTCCGCATATGCGCGCTCGATCTTGTATTGGCCGTCATAAGTCGTGATCGAAACATTGCCCTTCTGACCGCCCAGGGTGACGCCGTAGCGCTCAGCCGAAACGGCAATCAGGTCCGCAATATCTGCCAGCGCCTGCTTCTTAAAGCTGGCCAGTCCGAGGCTGATTTGCTCGGCGGTGGTTCCAAGATCACGCGCCACGCTGTCGCGCAGCTTGTCGTGGTCACGGACCTGGTGCTCGGGAACGAGATGACCTGCTGCGTTCATGACGAAGCCAGCGGGGATCGCAAGATCCTGAGTTTGTTGGGTATCAGTCATGGGGCTGCTCCTTGGCAGGGGAAAAGGTCTTACAACCACAGCGTGGGCACACGTTGTCACTGCGCCAGGATTCACGTGGATGGGGGCGGCGCTGGAGCGCACTATGTGCGCCAACCCAACGGCAGCGACGACACTGGAGGAGTTGGCTGCTCACTGGTCCTGTTCCTTCAGCAAGCCGTACCAGACCACATCCACACCACGGATCGTCACGGTAGAGCGCGTCAACTTGCCTGCAGTCGAATAGCGAAGCGAGCGCAGCTCATGCCCAAAGCGCCGGGACAGCAGATCGACGCTTTCGGCGTTGATCTGGATCTGGTTATCGGCGAGCTTCAAACCGGTCAGTTCGATGCCACAGGAGCGCAGGTCACGGGTCAGCTCGTTGAAGGCAGAGAGCTTCACAGGGAACTCAGCCGCAAGGATGCTCAGCGGTGGTGGGTTATGGGTAACCATGATGATCGCAACCATGTCACACCCCCTTCACTACGTCGGCAGTGACCAAGGGCTCGCCGATTTGCGCGGCCAGGTTCATCGATGCCTTCACCAGGTTGCCCAGTGCGAGTGGGTAGAGCTGGCTGGTTTTGTCACGACCACTGGTGCTCAGACGCTCAACAATGGCCCGGACGCCACATTCGCTGATGACCTCCTGCAGCGGCTTTTGGAGCCGTCCGAAGCGGAAAGCCAAGTGCTGCTCGACAGCATTTATGGGGATTGGCGGCACCGTCACGATCTCGATACGTTGCGCAACCTCACGTACCTCTCCGTTGCGCGGGCTGAGTTTGATTGCCAGCTCTGGCTGGCCAATCAGGATGATCGAGATCAACTTGGTGAAGCCTCCGACCTCTAGTTCGCGCAACCGCTTCAACTGCTTGAGCGTCGGGATCGGCAGCGAGTGCGCCTCCTCGATGATCAGTAGGTGGCGGTTCCCTGCGGCGTGGCTGGTCTTCAAGGCGTTGTGCATCTGGCCGAAACGGGCCTCAGGAGAGGATTTGGTTTTCTCCAGAGGCGCCACAGCGGTCATGATCGCTTCCGCGATATGGGTACTTTTCAGGGTCTTGCCCTTGGTGTCGTTGTCTTCCATCGCGAGGATGTAGGGCTCGATCACCAACACCGGGGCGTTCTCGGCTTCGAGTCGGTTGCGCAGGTCACGGCGCAGCGTGCTCTTGCCCGCACCGGACTCGGCGATCACCGCCATGAACCCATCATGGCGTGCGACCTGGTACATGGACTCACGGACATAGCGGATGTCGGGGCTCACGTACATTTCATCTGCATCCTGCAGTTCGTCGAGCGGGTCGCGGAACAGACCGAACTGTTTCCGGGCCGCTGGTGTAAGTACCTGTTTGGCCATTAGCATGGGCTCGCACTCCTGTTCGTTTACTTGGTCGTTTTCGGGTGGGGATGCTGGAGCCTTGGCGTTGGCGCGCCGAGGCTCCATTTCTTCGAACGCTGCACCGATGGCAGCGAGATTTGCGCCGCGCTGCGCCAGGAACGCCTCAATCCGGTCCTGCAATGCGGCTTGATCCAGCGACTTCGGCCACTGGTTGTGGTTGATCAGCTGCGCGATAGCGGCCTGACTGAGATCCACCGCACGGGCCAGGTCGGCCTGCGAGGCTTTGATCGTGGCAAGTACATCCTTGAGCTTCAGCATCAGGCAGCACCTCCTACAACCCGCAGGCCCGGCCGGGCAGGCATCCGCAGTTGTTGGGCGATGGCGTCGAGCTGGTCTTCCGGCACGCCGTTGGGGTAGCTGGTTTTGAGCCAGGCCATGGAGTCGGCTGTCCATGCACTACCCAATTGGGCGCGCAGCAGCTTTGCGGCCTCAACATGCGAGAGCGGCAGGATCTCTACGGTTGGCTCTGGGATCGGCGAGGCCGTACCACGGCGCGGCATATAGGCTGGCAGTACGGTATCGGTGATGTGCTTGTGCGGGTCGATCTGGCCATTGAACGGCAGCGCCCCGGCTTTGCGTGCCGCTGCAGCTTCATCCTGTGAGCCGGTGCCGGTAACCAGTTGCTCAATGGTTTTGCGCGCCTGTTGCGCTGGGGTTTCTGCGTGCGACTTGAAACTCTCGCCAATCATGGCCGAGGTCACCTTGAAGCCGTTGGCATCTATGCCAATCCGCTCGACCACGTGGAAGGCCTCGCGGCCATCTTCACCGATAAGCACCACCTGGGCGCTGTCCTCGTCGCGCCAAGGATTACGGGTGATCAGCAAGGTGTCGCCGACCATGATCTGCGGAACAGTCGAGACATCGAACTGTGCCCCGCGATAGGACACCTGCAGGAAATCATTCACCTTCCGCGTCTGAGGCGCCGTTACCGCCAGCTCCTGGCACACCTCAGGCGATGGGGCCAAGCGCAGCTGGTCTGACTGAATGGTGAGCCACTGCCCATATCGGGTGCGGCCGTGGCGCGAGTGAATAGCGGTGGCATTGTGGTAGCGCATCCATTGGCCGGCCCAGGCGTTGATCTGCTCCAGCGTTTCGGCTTTCTGAAGTTTCAGAGCCGATTCAAACTCCCGCTCTACGATGTTATGGGCCTGCTCGACCTGCCCCTTAGCACGGGCATTGCCGACCTTGTTAATGATCAGCTCAATCCCAAGCGCCTTGCAGAGGTTGCGGAAGATCGCGGACGTCATTGCCGCACCTGGGTCCGTCATGATGATGAACGGCACGCCGTGGAACGGATCATGCTCTCCACGCTTCTGCATGCAGCAGATCAGCACGTTACAGAGGTTCTCAGCCGACTCGGCACCCAGAACGTACTGCACGTAGATGGTGCCACTGGTGTGCTCAGTGATCACGTAGCGCCAGAGCCGCTTGCGCTCGATCTTCTTCATGTTGCTTGGCTTGCCGTCGTAGAACTCTGCCTGACTCATGGTCTTGGCACCGTCGTCGTCCAGGTAGAACTGAGTGGAGATCGAGGCGTCGATTTGCCAAACATGGTTCGGGTGACGGCTGGCCAAAGACACTGCGGGCTCAGGCTGCAATAGTTGATCAGGGTGCAGGCGATATGCACGCAAGGCGCGAGTGATTGCGCTGATCGACAGCGAAGTGAGCTCACCGGTCTTCTCGTCTACACGCCCGGCCAGGATGAGCCCGTTGCTGCGCAGTCGCTCAACGGCACGCTCCACAGTTGAAAGTTGTTTGTTGTTTGCGCGGATCGACTCCAGAAGCAAAGCCGAAATCAAATAGGCTTCTTCCTGGCTGAGTATCGTCTGGCCTGCGTCGGCACGACGCTTACGAGGGGTAGTCACTGAGACCTCCCGAAGTTTCCGATAGAGAGTTGGCAGGGACAGGCCCAGCTCAACAGCCGCTGTTCGGCATAGCTCGGTGCGCTGGCCATGCGGTGCTACTTCCACGGCACGGGCCAGATCTACGAGACGTTGGGTCACAACGGCGTTCATGGGTTACGCCCCCGCCAGCGCTTTGGCGACTTGCTGTTCAGCGTCTTTACGCATCCAGTCAGGCGTCGCATCGGCGTCAGGCATCACAGGAATGCCGTACTCAAGACGGATCGAGGACACCGCGCGCTCGACTTGGGCGAGCAGTCCGGCGATTACTGCGCGGTGATCAGCGCCATCCTCATCACCATGAGCGACCAGGGCCTCAACGGCTGGCCGTAGCTTGCAGACAACAGCTGCCTCGGCCTCGGTTGCCAGCTTGGTGGCTTCCTGCCGTACGGCGGCGACCTTCTCGTCAGGAGTGCGACCATTGACCAGGCGTCGAGCCTTCTCTAGCTCCAGCTTGGTGTCCTGAAGCTTGCCGGATGTGTCCGCAAGCACCTGGCTTTGTGCCTCATAGTCGGCGTTCACGTTGTCCAACTGCTGAGCCAGGGCCTCCTTGTCCTTGGCGTTTTTGGCGATCAGTTCCTCAGCCAGATCAACGAAGGCGTCCTTGTCACCGGCTTTCGCCGCTTCGAGCAAAGCCGTCTTTTGGTCCTCTGGCAGCCTGCGGTACTGGCGAAGCTCGCGGTAACCGATGCCCATGCTGCTCATGCTTTCCAGAGCAGCTTCACCAAATGCGCGGAGGTTGTTGATGTCCTCGTTCACTTTGGGCGCGGACGAGCCGAGCAGGCCGCAGAACTCTTCCCAGGTGCCCTTCAAACCGCGACCGTCGCGGTCTTGCATGCCTGCCAACCCTCGGTAGAGCTTGTGTTCTTTGACATGAGCCATTTTTGAAACCGCGACGGTCGCGGTGAACTTGCCAATGGCATCTGCCATTTGAGCCTGGCCGAGGAGCTGATTGACCAGATCGCGCTCACCTTGCATGCCTTGGGCAATATCGCCCAGAACGGTCAGCGCGCTGGCGTCTTCCTGGAATGCCTGCGAGTTGATCTCGGGCATCGGGTTGATCTCCGGGTTGCTCGATTTACGGGCCATGTACGTCTTCCTTAATCAGTTAGGGGTGCGGGTGTAGCGCTGGCGGCGTTCGTTCAGTTCGTGTTGGGCTGACCTCAAGGCTTCATCGAACGCGAAGGAAACCTGCACCAGGCGAGGGCCGAGCAACCAACGGTGATGGTCATGGGGGCTCCGGTCTGCCAAGCCTGCTGTGCGTAGGTTCTCTAGGGCCCGGAGCGCGTTGTCGTTCGTGCACTCGGCTGCCGTGGCCACTTCCTTCAGGGTCATCCCACGAAACTCATTGCCGGCCAGGGCAAGCATCACGCGCAGAACGCGCTGGACCTGCTCGGATGTGTACTTGTCGTCTTTGCTCATGACGGCTCTCCCAACTCCAACTGCGGATGGGCGTGCTGTTGCACGTTGCCCCGGTGCCAGGCCAACTCCTCAAGGGCGATCTGAACAGCTGCGAGGGCTGCGCTGGCCTCGGCGTTGTCTGCGTAGAAAGCCATCAGTTGCCCGGTGGTTTCATGGAGTGCGGCCTGTAGCGACTGGATGTCGTGTGCAGTGGTGCTCCGACCAGATGGCACATCGATCAACAGCTTTCCGCCGTTGCCAGCCAGCCAGCGGGTCACCAGATTGATGCCGCAGGCCTGTTCGAATGCGGGGATTAGCACAGCAGGCATGCGCCCATTCGCTATCCACTTGTAAAGAGCCCAGTGATCCTCCAGGCCCATCAAGGAAGCTATGCGCTCAATGCTGTGATTGGCGCGCTCTTTGGCATGCTGCTGGCACAGCTTCAAAGCGTCACGAAGGTTGGTTGGCTGTACCCGTTTCCACTGGCGAGGGCTCATTGGAAGGCCTCCAAAGTCCGCAAGAAGTGGCCTTCCAAACAAAAAGCTGGTTTGACCATTGGTAATGTCATTGCGCCATGCACAATGAAATCAGGTAAATTCACTGGGAAGGCAGAAGCGATGGGCAATGACCTACAACGTTTGCAAGCACAAGTTGAAGCGCAGAGCGTCGTGATCGAAGCGCTGCTGCGGATCTGTGTACAATCCTGCGGAGTAGAACCATTGGCCTTGGCCGCTGAGTGGCGAGCAGTAAGGCAGAGCCCTACTTTTTTCGCGGCAGACGCGGCGGCAAAGCGGCGTCTTGCTGACGAGCTGGGTGCTTGGGCGGATATGATCATCATGCAACTTCCAGGGCCTTTGCCGGATCAGTGCAGATCTGTCCAGCCTTCAAGCCCAGCTTGATTGCGATCTCATGGGCTTGACCGCGCACGCACTTTTTGCGGCCGCCAAGTACCTCAAACACAAGGTTTGGGGAAAACTGGTTGGCGATTGCCCACTGGGTGATCGAGACGCCCTTGGCCTTCAGCTCCGCACGGACCAGGTCGGGGGTACGTAGCTTCATGAGGGAAGCTCCTTTCGAGGGGTTATGGCGCCTTTTTTGGTGCCGACTAAATGACCATTCGTGGTGGGATGGTGTGGGTTAAATATAGGTACTCAAATGAGTACCTGTCAATGGATTTGTACCTTTATGGCTTCCATAGGTGATCGCCTTCGCGAAGAGCGCGAGCAGCTAGGTTTCAACCAGACAGCTTTCGGTGCGATAGGCGGCGTGCAAAAGCAGGCACAGCTCAAGTACGAGAAGGGGGAGCGGTTCCCCGGAGCAGATTATTTGGCTGCGGTGGCCAAGGTCGGTGCAGATGTGCAGTACATCGTCACTGGCATCCGCTGCCCTAGCGCGCTATCGGATGACGAGTCCGAGCTGGTGGCTAGATTCCGTAAGGCGCCTGTTGCAGTAAAGGCATCAGCCTTGGCGGGGTTGGCTGCTGGTGGCCAACCTCTAGGCAAAGATCCGAAGCAGGTTTTCCATGGAAGTGTTGGCCAAGTAGTTGAGGGTTCCATTACCAATGAGGCTGGCGTGTCATTCAATTTCGGGGTCAACAAGACCAAGGGGTAAGGCCATGAGTCAGGATTTCCATGGCGATGTAGGCCAAGTGGCCGGCGAAAAAATCGTCAACAAAGGGGGTAAAACCCGCCTGGAACTACATATCCAGGGAGACAACTACGGCCACATTTCAGTCGGAAGTGAGAGGAATGACGGAGATGGGTACGAACGGCCGATTCATCTATTCTCGAAACCTGAACTGTATGAGGCCTTGCGCTACTGGCGCGCTCAATGGTGGGGTGCTCATAGGGCCTATTGGCTGAACATACCTACTGCACTTTTACTATCCATCATCGTCGGGCTGTGCTACGGCCTTCTCAACGGAGCTTTAGTGAGTTTTAGGTCCGGGCCTACTTGGGAAATAGTGATTCCATTAATGTTGGCGATGTTCGGTTGTATGGCGTGGCTGGCCAACATACGACGTGTGGAGTCCCTACTCATAGCTGAAAGCGGTAGTGCAATTGATTTCATCCAAGCGGAGCTCCGCAAGAGAAGGTAACCAGTCACCTTCCCACACCCTTGGCAGTGCATGTTCGGAGCAATCATGTGCTGCTTCTGGTTTAGATAGCGAATCGGTAAATATGGAGAAAGCCATGTGGAAGGGGATTTTGGCTGCGGCCCTTGGGATGCTGACTGCTTGTGGTGGAGATGCACCGAAACAGCCGACTGTTTTCAATGTGCCCACTAAGGACGAACTGGTCCTGGCTTCAATTCCTGCGATCAGGCAGGCCTGCCCTGGCTTGGATAAGTACGCTGGGAGTTTCCAAGGCACTCGAGTTGAGGACCAGTTCCGAACAACTATTGTCTTCGATGTCAGTGAGCGCAACACGATCCCTGAGCCCTATAAGGCAACTGGTCACAGCTGCTTCATTGAAATCGAGAAGGATGGCAGTGCAATCCTAATCGAGAAGAAAGCTTGCAAGTCGGTCTGTCTAGATCAGTTAGACGTCCCTGATGGGCAGCTAAAAATCTCACTAACACCGATGAAGTAGCTAGGTTAAACCTTCGTTAGACCTCTTTAAACCTGATTAAAAGAACTCCTGCTGCACGCCGCCGATCATGGCGGCGTGTTCGTTTCCGGCGCCCGCAACCTGCGGCGCCAATCCAGCAGGAGGCGCCATGCGGCCCAACTCTCCACGCGGCATCCGCAACTTCAACCCTGGCAACATTCGCCACGCCAAAGGCACCCGCTGGCAGGGTATGTCTGCCAATCAAAACGACAAGGACTTCGTTACCTTCACGGGCCCGCAATGGGGCATCCGTGCCATTGCCCGTACGCTGATCACCTACCAGGACAAGCATGACCTGCGCAGCATTCGCAAGGTGATTGGCCGCTGGGCACCGCCCAACGAGAACAATACCGAAGCCTACATTCGCCAGGTCGCCACGCGCGTTGGTGTATCGCCAGATGGCCATATCGACATCTACGACTACCGGACCATGCGCGCCCTGGTCGAAGGGATCATCCGCCACGAAAACGGTGCAGGCCCGCTTCCTGATGGGGGTTGGTACGGAGAGGCGCTGATCAACGAAGGCCTGCACCTGGCAGGCGTGGTCCCTGGTGCATATCACGGGGAGCAGGCATGAAGCTGATCGACAACTGCCATTGCTGCTGGAAGCTTCACAGCGTCCAGCTGGCTATCGTCATCGCCATGCTCGGTCTCCTGCAGGGCACCATCCTGCCGATGTGGGAGGCCCAGCTGTCTCCGGCGACTTACGCCATGGTGAACAGCGTGCTGGCCGGTGCGTTGTTCATCGCCCGCTTGATCAAACAGGGCCCTGAGCAACCAGAGCAAGGGGGCGAGTGATGAGAATGCTCGCCCGCTGGTTCATCCACCTGCTGTCCCTGTGTCCCATCATCCAGCCAAAGGCAGGTGCTGCGAGCTGGTATGGCCCTCAATCCATGAGCCGCTCGGGCAAGACCGGCATCGCGGCAGCGCGCCGCGCCGCACGCAAGGTTCGCAATCGCAGGAGGCACCGCCATGGGCGCGCTTGAGTCGTTGCGTCGGTTCATCCCCATCCTTGCAGCCTTTGCCTGGATGGTGACGGTGCTCATTGCCTTCACGGCGGGCGATGAAAGCGCCACTGCTCGCGAGCGTGCAGCAGGCCAGGAAGCACTGGCCAGGCTGAAGCAAGAACATGCGGATCAACGTGCTGAGGTGGCCGAGGCAAACCTAGCCAAGTTCCAGCAGCAAGTTGAGCGCGTTAACCAGGTCGCCCAGCAGCTGCAGCAAACCCAGCAGCAGCTCGCCAGCGCTCACCTAGAACTCCAGGAGCGAATCCCCAATGTCACTACCGTCTACCTCCCGGAGCCCGCTGGCAAGCCTGCTCCTATCCCTCGCTGCGTGTTCACTGCTGGCTGGGTGCGCGACTTCAACCTTGCCCTCGGAGGCGCCCCTTTGTCTGCCTCCACCAGTGGCGCCAACCCCGCCAGCTATGACGCAGCCGCCTGGCCCGCCCCCGGTACTGCGCAAGAACTACTGGAAAGCGGGGTCACCCCCGCAGACATCCTTGCCTTCGCCCAAGACTACGGGCGTTGGGCCCTGGATCTCCGAGCCAAGCTCGTCGCGTTTCAACGGAAGGACTGACCGCATATGGATGTAGCTGATCTGGCGCAAGACAACGATTTCACCGAAGCAGCGTTACATGCCCACGCCTCGGGCCTGCATCGCCGCTCCGGCCCTTCGGCCTACCGCTGCGAAGAGTGCGGTGACGCGATCCCCGAAGAACGCCGCCAGGCTGAGCCGGGGGTTGAGCTGTGCGTGGAATGCAAGACCACCCTTGAACACCTGAGCAAACGGGGGCTGCGATGAACCTGAATGAGCTCGAATTCGGTTTCCAGACGGTGCAGTGGGTCGTGATCACTGTGGTCGGCATCTACACCTGGATGACCAATCGGCAGGCGGCCAGCGCCCAAGAGATGCTGGAGCTGCGCACCCGGATAGTCGCCCTGGAAGAGCGCATCCGCCACCTGCCAGACCACGGCGCCATCACCGAGCTGCTCGGTGACATGAAAGCTGTCCGCGCCGAACTCACGGCCATGCAAGGCCTGACCCGAGCAGTGGACCGCATCAACGATTATCTGCTGCGAGAAAAAGCATGACCCAATATTCCGAATTCCTGCGCCAGGACATGCGCCTGGTCATCCTGCGCCTGCTGGCTGAAATGCCTGCCTACCGTGCCAACAGCTCGGTGCTGAACGCCGCCCTGGACAATTACGGCCACAGCGTCAGCCGTGACCAGGTCAAGACCGAGCTGCAGTGGCTGTCTGAGCAAGGGGCTGTGTCACTGGACGATATTGGCCCGGTACTGGTAGCCACCCTGACCGAACGTGGCCAGGACATTGCTGCAGGGCGCGCACGCTGCCCTGGTATCAAGCGTCCGGGGGCCTGACCATGGCGGGTAAATCGTCGGTCAACCGCCTGCCTCCAGTGGTCAAGGCGTACCTGCAGAAGCTGTTGCGAGAAGATCGCATGACCCTCGACGAAATGATCGAGGATCTGCGCAGCCGCTTCCCCAACGAGAAGGTGCCCAGTCGCTCCGCATTGGGGCGTTTCAAGGTGGGTTTCGAACAGCTCACCGAGAAAGCCCGCCAGCATCGTGAGCAGGCTGAGGCGTTCGTCGGCGCTCTGGGCGAGGATGCGAGTGACAAGACTGGTGCCTTGCTGGTGGAGGCTATCTCGACCCTGACCTATCAGGCCGCGATGGGCGCCCATGAGAAGGACGAGGTAACCATCAAGGAGGTGGCCACCCTGGCCCGTGCGGCCAAAGCCACCATGGAAGCCCGAACCCTCAGCGTCAAAGAGCGCCAGGCCATCGAGAAGGTCGTGCGAGAGCGTGTGCTCCAGGAGCAAGCGGCCGAGCTGGACAAGGAAGTCCGTAGTGGCGGTATGGACGAGGATCAGGCGCTGTTCTGGCGGCAGAAGTTCCTGGGAGTGAAGGTATGAGCCAGCCGGCAGTAAAGCCCAGCACCAGCACGCTTCGCGTTGTCGAGTGGGACGAGCTGCCGGAGTCGGTTCGCACTATTCCGCAGGGCTACAACCCGATCACCGAAGGCTTGCTGATGGCGCACCAGGCCGATTGGCTGGCAATTCAGGCGCAGATCAAACTGTGTGAGAAAGGCCGTCGTACCGGGATCACCTTTGCCGAGGCACTTGATTCCGTAATCACCGCCGCCTCTCGCAAGATCGCGGGCGGCATGGATGTGTTCTACGTCGGTGATACCAAGGAAAAGGGCCTGGAGTTCATCGGCTACTGCGCCAAGTTCTCTCGCGTGATCGCCGAGGCCCAGGCATCCGGTGTCAGTGAGATCGAAGAGTTTTTGTTCGAAGACCAGGACGCCTCTGGCAACACCCGCCAGATTAATGCCTACCGTATCCGCTACGCCTCAGGCTTCAAGATCGTCGCTCTGTCGAGCAACCCCGCCAACCTGCGCGGTTTGCAAGGCAAGGTGATTATTGATGAGGCGGCCTATCACCGTAACGTATCGGCGGTGCTCGATGCCGCTACCGCCTTGCTGATCTGGGGCGGTCGCATCGTCATCATCAGTACCCACAACGGCAAGTCCAACGCCTTTAACCAGATGATCGCCGACATCCAGGAAGGCCGGTACGGCGATGCGGCAGTGGTTTATAAAGCCACCTTTGACGATGCCGTGGCCAACGGCTTGTTCGAACGGCGCTGCATGATGCGCGGTGAGACGCCAACCCCAGAGGCCAAGGAGGCCTGGTACAAGAGCATCCGCAATGCCTATGGCCCACGTAAGGCCCAGATGCGCGAGGAGCTGGACGCCATCCCGCGTGACGGTAATGGCGTGTGCGTGCCTGGCGTGTGGATCGAGGACGCGATGCGCCCAGATCGGCAGGTATTGCGCTTGGCTTTGGACGAAGGCTTCACCCTGCAGCCGCTTTATCGACGCGAAGCGTGGGTTGATACCTGGATTGAGCAGCACCTGGTGGGGTTGCTGCAGCAGCTCGATCCTGAGCAGCGCTGGTTCCTGGGCATGGACTACGCCCGCCACCGGGACTTTTCCATCATCTGCCCTATGTCGGTTAATCAGCAGCGCCATCGTGACATCCCATTTGTGGTGGAGATGCACAAGGTGCCCACTCGCCAGCAACAGCAGGTGCTCTTCACGATCCTGCGCGCGCTCCCCAACTTCATGTGCGCCGCCCTCGACGCCTCCGGCAACGGTGAAACACTCGCCGAAGACACCGCCGATGAGTTCGGCCGCGAACGTATTCACCAGGTGAAGCTGTCGCGGGCCTGGTATGGCGCCTGGATGCCACGCTTCGTCGGCATGTTCGAGGACGGCACCATCACTTTGCCCAAGGACGACTCTCTGCACCAGGACATCAGGGCCATCGAGACCGTGGATGGCATCCCCATGATCGTCAAGGCCCGCCAGCAAGACCTCAAGGACCCGGAGCTGTACCGCCATGGCGACTTCGCCGGTGCTGGTGTGTTGGCCACCTTCGCCACCCTGGAAGCGGCCTCTGGCCCTGTCACAGTCAAATCCCGCCGTCCGAGAATGACGGCCCGTATTACTCAGGGGTACACATGAGCAACAAAGGCGTGTGGGTAAGCCCCACCGAGTTCGTTACCTTCGCCGAGGCCAAGCGCGACAAGAGCCTCACCGATCACATTGCCAGCCGTGGGCGCAGCTTCGATGCGCAGGCGCTGGGCATGTACTTGCCAAACCCGGACCCGATCCTCAAGGCCCAAGGCAAGGACATCAAGATCTATCGCGATCTGCGCAGTGCCGCCCTGGTAGGCGGAAACATCCGCCGTCGCAAGGCATCGGTGCTGGCCTTGGAGCGCAACCTCAAGCGTGAACAGGCGCCCGTGCGGGTAGAGCGTTTCGTCCGAGACTGGCTGGCCGACCTCGATCTGGACCGGATCATCCGCGAGCTGCTCGATGCCGCCTTGTTCGGCTATCAGCCCGTAGAGCTGATGTGGAAACCAGTCGGGCTGCAGCTGGTCCCCGCAGACTTGCTTGGCAAGCCGGCCGAGTGGTTTCTATATGACCAGGACAACCAACTGCGCTTCCGTGCCCGCGATGCCGGTATCCAGGGCGAGCTGTGCGACCCGCAACGATTTGTGGTTGCTCGGCAGGATGCAACCTACAACAACCCTTATGGTTTCGCTGACCTGTCCATGTGCTTCTGGCCAGTCGTGTTCATGAAGGGGGGGCTGAAGTTCTGGGTCCAGTTCACCGAGAAGTACGGCAGTCCCTGGCTCATCGGCAAGCACCCGCGCGGCGCATCCACCAAGGAAACCGACGACCTGCTGGATAGCCTGGATCAGATGGTCCAGGACGCAGTGGCTGTGGTGCCGAACGATTCCAGCGTAGAGATCAAGGAAGCGGCCGGAAAAACCGGCAGCGCAGACGTTTATCGAGAGCTGCTGATGTATTGCCGCAGCGAGATCAACGTGGCGCTGCTGGGGCAGAACCAAACCACTGAGGCCACCTCGACCCGCGCGAGTGCTCAGGCCGGCTTGGATGTGACAGAGGACATCCGTGATGGTGATGCCAGCATCGTGGCAGCTACGCTAAACGCGGTGATCCGTCGAGTGGTGGATATCAACTTCGGTGAGAGCGTTGATGCTCCGGTCTACGACCTGTGGGAGCAGGAGCAGATCGACAAGATCCTGGCTGAGCGCGACAAGTCGCTTACGGACTCTGGCGTCAGATTCACCAACGCCTATTGGCAGCGCACATACAACCTGCAAGATGGCGACATCGAAACGGCCCCGGCCGCGCAGCCTGGGCCTGAGTTCGCCGAGCCCTCTGCATTGCGCCCGGTGCTCGACCAAGTGGCGTTGGACCAGGCCATCGATGGCCTGGCGCCTACGGATCTGCAGCTGCAGGCAGAACAAGCGTTGCTGCCGGTGATCGAGGCTCTGCAGAAGGGCCGCGATGAAACCGAGGTGCTTGGCCTGCTTGCCGAGACGGCCCCCGACCTGGACGCAGCAGCCCTGCAGGCCACGCTCGCCAGGCTACTGTTCATGGCAAACCTTTGGGGCCGCCTCAGCGCTGCGGCTGATCTGGAGGATTGACGATGTCCAAAGCCAAGCAGGTCAATCCGGCCGACCTCAAAGCCATCTTCGGCCTGGAGCCGGCGGCAGCCATCGACTACCTCAAGCACAAGGGCTACACGATCACCTGGGACTGGCAGGACATGCTGGATGAGGCACACAGCCAGTCGTTCACCGTGGCCAAGGCCATGCGCCTGGATCTGCTGTCCGATATCCGCGAGGCATTGGAGCGGGTACAGAAGGAAGGCAAGACGCTGCAGCAGTTCACCAAAGAGCTGCAGCCCGTTCTTGAACAGCATGGTTGGTGGGGTAAGCAGGTACTGGTCGATAGCAAGGGCGAGGCTGAGTTAGTCCAGCTGGGCAGCCCGCGCCGCCTCAAGACCATCTACCAAACCAACCTCCAGAGCGCCTACATGGCCGGGCGACAGGCGACCATGGAGGAATCGGTCGAGACTCACCCTTACTGGCGCTATGTCGCAGTGATGGATGGTAAGACCCGCCCCAGCCATGCAGCCCTTAATGGCGTGGTGTACCGGCATGATGATCCGGTCTGGTTCACCATCTTTCCGCCCAACGGGTTCAACTGTCGATGCCGAGTGACAGCACTCTCGGCGGCTGCGGTGAAACGGCGTGGTCTCAAGTTGGTCAGCAGCAATGGCAACGTTCGTACCGAAACCGTCGAAGTCGGAATCAACAAGCGCACTGGAGAGATCCGCACTGCCGACATCACTATCGTTAAAGTGACTGACTCTGCAGGGCGATCCCGCCAGTTCCGTACTGACCCCGGTTTCAACCACAGCCCTGGCAATGGTCTGGCTGCAGCGCTCAAGATTAAGGAGTCCGCATGATTACCGTCGAGCTGGACCACCAACAGTTACAAGAGGCCCTTCGGCGTGTTGAGTGGGCGGTGGGAGATCTCGCCCCGCTGATGCGTGGCGTCGCTGCTGAGCTGGCCAGCATCACGGAAGAGAACCTGGAGGACGAAGGCCAGTCAGGCAAACCCTGGCAAACACTGTCTGAAGTCACCACTGCTGTTCGTGAAGCTGCAGGTACGTGGCCTGGGCAAATGTTGCAGATCACTGCCGGGGGCCTGGCAGCCTCCATCACCACCCAAGCCGACGACAGCAGTGCCCTTGTCGGCAGCAACAAGGTCTATGCAGCGATGATGCATTTCGGGGGCGAGAAGAATGAGTTCACCCACCTGTGGGGTGACATTCCAGGGCGCCCCTATCTGCCCATGGACACAGAGGGCAAGTTGCAGCCCGAGGCCGGCGAGGCGATCCTGGACCTGGCACTTGCTCACTTGGAAAAGGCCGCACGCCTGTAACGGCCATAGGAGCGCCTGTGCGGCATAGGCGCTCCGGTTCATCCACTAAGCGCCCGTAACCTCAAATGAGCGCTTTATAGGACTTTATAAAGGGAAGTCCCGAAGCTCTCCCGCGTAGCACTTCCTGTACCTGGCAAATCCTGCCACCTCAGCACTCTTTAAACCCGATTAAAAGTCTCCGGCCAGGCGTCGGGGCACGCTGTGCGCATCTTCTCTCACTCAGCGCACAGCTCATGAAACCACTGCACATTTTCAAGTCTGGCAAGCATGTCGCCATGAGCGGTGACAGCTTCAACTTCAGCGAGTCTGATCTGGCCGCCACTGTGCTGGCCTACGATCCGGCCCTGCATGAAGCGCCTTTGGTCATCGGCCACCCAAAGCACGACGCGCCAGCGGCAGGCTGGGTGCAGTCTCTTACCGCCTCAGCTGAAGGGCTCATCGCGGCCCCTTCACAGGTCGATCCCGCCTTTGCTGAACTGATTGCCAAGGGCAGCTTCAAGAAGATCTCCGCCTCGTTCTACCACCCTGACGCCGCAAACAATCCAGTGCCGGGCGTGTACTACCTACGCCATGTTGGCTTCCTCGGGGCTCAGCCACCTTCCGTGAAGGGGCTGCGTGCCATCGAGCTGGCCGATGCAGAGGACGGCGTCATCGAGTTCGCCGACTTCGGCCACGAAACCAGTGCCTCCCTCTGGCGCCGCCTGCGTGACTGGATGATCGGCGAGCGCGGCCTGGAAGTCGCTGACCAGATCCTCCCCGACTGGCAGATCAAAAGCCTCGCCGAAGCTGCTCACGACAACGACTCGCGCCCGGCCTTCACCGAACCCAACCCACCCGAAACCGCCGAGGAATCCACCGTGACCCCCGAAGAAATCGCCGCCATGCAGGCGGAAAACAAGCGCCTCCAAGGCCAGGTGCAGCAGCACCAGGAGCAGGAACGCAAGTCCCGTCAGAGCAACATCCACACCGCCAACGTCGCCTTCGCCGAAGAGCTGATCGGCGCGGGCAAGTTGTTGCCCAAGCACAGCGCAGCCCTGGTCGCAGCCCTGGACTTCGCCGAATCCAGCGACACACCACTGGAGTTCGGTGAGGGCGACGAGCGTCAGCCCGTTGTCGCCGGGTTGAAAGCGATCTTCACCGACCTGCCGAAGCAGATCGACTTCGCCGAGAAGGCTCGCAAGGACCGCCATGCTGACGGCACGCGCACTGTCGATCTGGAGTTCGCCGAGAAGAACACCGATCCCGACCGGCTGCAGTTGCACGAGCGTGCGACAGCCCTGGCCGCCGAGAAGAACATCCCCTACGAGTCGGCCGTGCGCCAACTCATCTGATCCGCAGGAGCAACCATGGCTGATCGTCTGAAACAACTCCGGGTCGTCGACCCGGTTCTGACCAACCTCGCACGTGGCTACCGCAACGCCCAGTTCATCGGCGAAGCGCTGTTCCCCATCGCGCTCATGGACAAGGAAGCCGGGACCATCCCGCTGTTCGGCAAGGAGGCTTTCGATGTCTACGACACCGAGCGAGCCATCCGGGCACAGTCCAACATCATGTCGCCGGACGACCTGGACGGCCTCGATGTCGTGCTGCGTGAGCACGACATTGCTTACCCGGTCGACTACCGCGAACAGAACGAGTCCATGTTCGACGCAGAAGCGCGGGCCTCGCGCCGTGTCGTTGATGTGATCGATCTGCGCCGCGAGATCGCTTGCGCCAAGCTGGCACAGAACCCCAGCACCTACGGCGCGGGCGCCAAGGTAACCCTCGCTGGCTCCAGTCAGTGGAGCAACGGCGGCGGCGACCCGGTTGCGGATGTAGAGCGTGGCAAGGAAGTGATCCGTAGCCGTGTCGGCATTCGTCCCAACACCATCACCATGGGAGCCTCGGTCTACGCCTCGCTCAAGTTCCACCCCAAACTGCAGGAAGCCCTGGGCAGTAACGAGCGCAAGCTGATCACCCTGGAGCACCTCAAAGCGCTCTTCGGCATCAATGACATCTACATCGGTGAGGCCCTGGCCAACACCGGTACGTTCGGTGACATCTGGAGCGACAGTCTGCAGCTCGCCTATGTGGCGAAGCCCCAGAGCGGGGCGAAAGCCGACTACGAAGATCCGAGCTTCGGCTACACCCTGCGCCGCAAAGGCATGCCCGAGATCGATGCCTACGACACAGCGGGCGGCAAGGTGCGCTACGTGCGTAACACCGACATCTACAAACCGGTGGTAGTCGGCTCGGACGCTGGCTATCTGATCTCCGACATCAACGGCTGAGGTGCGTCATGGCTAAAACCCCGACCACAAGCAAGGGCGCACCTGCAGCCGATCAGCAGCAAGAGGCCAAGTCCGATCAGGCCACCAACACTTCGTCTGAGGCCATGGCATCAACTCCAGCGACAGCCGGGCAACCGTCACTTGGTGCTGAGTCTGGTAGCAGCGCTGAAAACGCAGGTAGCTCGCTGGGCAGTAACGAGCAAGGCCAGGCGTTGAACACTCACGCTGATGCGCCGGTAGAAGCAGCAGCCTCACCCACTGCTGGTGCAACTGCTGATGACAACTCAGCGAGCGCTGGCGACCTGGCGAGTCTGCAGGAGCAGCCAGCGAAACAGGCTTACGCCGTCACCGGCCGCAGCGATGTACTGCACGACGGCAAGCTCTACACCGAGGGCGAGCTGGTCTGGCTGGACTGGGACAGCGCCCGCCCGCTTCTCAACAACCGCTGTGTCACGGCCACAGGAGGCACCCAATGAAGACCAAACAGACCGTCCTGACCACTTCGGTGGTCGCCCTGGTAGATCTGCGGCGTCATGTGTTCGTCGGGTTCGACGGTGGCCGCTGCGCTGCAGGTGCAAAGTCTCTCGGCCCGGCAGCAGCCGATACCGAAGCGGGCAACGTCGCTCCGGTTGATGTGCTGGGTATCTGCCTGGTTACTGCCGGGGCCGCCATCACCAGTGGCGCCGAGGTCGAGGCGAACGCCGATGGTCATGCCGTCACCATGACCACTGGCAAAAGCAACGGCATCGCCCTGGACGCAGCTGCTGCGGCCGGTGAAGTCATCCGCATCGTGCGCGGGATCTGACCATGCGCTACTGCAACCGCGCGGACATCGGCAACGCCATCCCTGAACTGACCCTGGTTCAGCTCTCCAACGATGACCCGGCTGCCGAGCAGCCCAATGAGAGCGTGATCGAGGAGGCCGTCCGCCAGGCTGAAGAGCTGGTGGATGGTTACCTTCGTGGGCGCTACGTCCTGCCGCTCGACCCGGTGCCGACTGTTCTGCGGGATGCAGTGGTGTACCTGGCACGCCATTGGCTCTACCAACGCCGCCCTGAGGGCGTGCTTCCTGACGCGGTTAAGGACAGCCGCAAGGACACGATCAAGCTCCTGGAGAGCATCCGCGATGGCGTGGTGACGCTGGGCATGCCCAGTGGCCAGATCGCCCCGGAACCGGGCGAGGTTCGTGTGCGTGCTCGTCGCCAGCAGTTCGGTGATGACACCTGGAGCGGCTACCGATGAGCCAGACAACAACGATCCTGGAGGCTTTCGTTGCTCGCCTCAAAGGTAGTTTCAGCCAGCAGTTGGGCATCGAGCTGTTCCCCGAGACCCCATCCAAGTACCGGCTGAACCACCCGCGCGGCGCCGTCCTGGTCGCGTTTGGCAGCTCAAAGTTTGGCGACACCGAGGCGCTCGACGCTGTGTTCCAGGAGCGCAACCTGGTCATTCCATTGACCCTGGTGTTTCGACAGCTCAACGGGCGCGATGGGGTAATCAGCTACCTGGATGCGGTACGTGATTGCCTCACCGGTTGGTATCCACCCCACTGCGATAACGCTTGCCGACCCCTTGATGAAACCTTCATTGGCCAGGTCGCCGGCCTTTGGCAGTACACCCAGCGTTTCGCGATCCGTGCCACCCAACTGCAGCAGACCGGCTTCAGCGGATAGCGGCAATCCCACATCGAGGACACCCTGTGAAACTTACCAAGTACATCTATAAGGGGCCGCGCAGCTCTTCCACCTTGCGAGTCGGCAAGAATCAGGAAGTGCTGGAGGTCCACCTGATTCCAGGCAAACCGGTGGAATTACCCGCCGAACATGAATACACCCAGGTACTCCTGGAGCTGCAGCACCTGGAGGCGGTTCCGGCCGAGAAGGTTGCCGCCACCAAAGAGGGGGACAAGTAATGGCTGCCAATTACCTGCACGGCATCGAGACCCTGGAGGTCGAGCGCGGCCCCCGTGCTATCCGCGTGGTTAAAAGCGCGGTGGTCGCAGTTGTGGGCACTGCGCCTATTGGCCCAGTGAACTCGCTGACTCTTTGCCAGACCGAGACCGACGACGCTCAGTTCGGCCCTGAGACGCTTACCACCCAAGGCTTCAGCATTCCAGAGGCGCTGGCGGGGATTCATGCATTCGGCGCCGGGACGGTGCTGGTGATCAACGTCCTGAACCCAGCAGTGCATAAGGCCAACGTGGTCGACCAGGTGCGGACCTTCGGCGTCAACGACCGCCTGCAGCTTGGTAATGGTGCCGTGCAGAGCATGACCCTGAAACCGAGTGGACAAGGCGATCCATTCGTTGTCGGCACTGACTACACCGTCGATCTGATCACCGGGTTGGTCACCCGTGTCGCCACTGGCAGCATCGTGGCCGGGGCCTCGGTCAAGGCGGACTATACCTATGCAGACCCGAGCCAGGTCACCGCTGCCGATATCATTGGTGCCGTCAGCATTGCCGGCCTGCGCTCCGGTCTGAAAGCGTTCGCAGACAGCTACAACCTGTTTGGCTACTTCCCGAAATTGCTCATCGCACCAGGCTTCTCGACCCTTCAGTCAGTGAGCGTCGAATTGATCGCTGTTGCCGAACAGCTTGGCGGTGTCGCTTACATTGATGCGCCTATCGGGACTACCCCTGCACAAGCCATCGCCGGTCGTGGCCCGCTGGGAGCCATCAACTTCAACACCAGCAGTGATCGTGTGCGCCTGTGCTATCCGCATGTGCAAGTCTACGACGCAGCAACCGACGGCTCGCGGCTGCAGCCACTGTCGATCCGGGCTGCCGGGTTGCGCGCGAAGGTGGATCTGGACAAAGGGTATTGGTGGTCCAGTTCCAACCAGGAGTTGGTAGGCGTACTTGGTTTGGAACGGTCGCTGACCGCTCGCGTCGATGATCCCAGCAGTGAAGTGAATCTGCTTAACGAGAACGGCATCACCACGGTGTTCAACTCGTTCGGCACTGGGCTGCGCCTCTGGGGCAACCGAACGGCAGCCTGGCCAACCGTCACCCACATGCGCAACTTCGAAAACGTGCGCCGCACGAAGGATGTGATAGACGAATCGATTCGCTACAGCTCACTGCAATTCGTGGACGTGCCGATCAGCAACTCGTTGATCGACAGCGTCACTGAAAGCGTCAATCTGTTCGGCCGCAAGCTGATCGGTGATGGTGCGCTGTTGGGCTTCGAGTGTTGGTACGACCCAGCGCGCAATCCTCAAACCGAGCTGGAGCTGGGACATTTGCTGTTCAGCTACAAACTGACCGTGCCGCCACCCATGGAACGCGGCACTTTCGAAACCGAGATCACCGGGGAATATCTGGTAAACCTGGGGGGTAATGAGTAATGGCTGGCTTTGCCGCGCACCGCATCACCAACGCCAATGTCTACCTGGACGGCCAGCAGTTCTTCGCAAAATGCGAGGAGGTCGACCTGGGTAGCGTGAAGGCGGTAACCAGTGACTTCCAGGGTTTGGGCATGGTGGGCCTCATCGAGCTACCGGATGGCCTCGACAAGATCGAGGGTAAGATCACCTGGAACAGCTTGTACGCCGACGCGGGCACCAAGCTGGCCAGCCCGTTCAAGGCTGTCCAGCTGCAATGCCGCAGCAACGTCCAGGTGTTCAACAACGGCGGTCTAGTCAACGAGATCCCGCTGGTCACCTTCTTGACCATCATGCCCAAGGAGTATGCGCTGGGTAGCTTCAAACCACGGGAGGCGACCAAGTTCGAGACGCCATTCTCAGCGATCTACGTGCGCCAACTCCTGGACGGTCGCGAGATCCTGTTGCTGGACTACCTGTCCAACATCTTCCGCATTGATGGAAAGGATCAGTTGGGGGACTACCGCAGGAATATCGGACAGGTTTAATCAGGTAGGGATGCCGAGTTGTCCGGTTGCAAGCCGAGAACCCAAGGAGAGTACTTCACCGACCACCCCGCGAAGTACCTCTTTGGCACCTCCCTTAGAGGCGTCGACTAGTTTCTCACCCAAGGATGGGCCTGTTTGTAAGCTGGCTGGGGTGGCTTTGAGAACCTCCAGTCCCTTGGCTGTGAGTACCGAATCCAGGAAGCCCGTGCCCTGGGCATGACCCCTGTGGGTCAGATAACCCGCGCCAGCTAGCCAGTCGACACTGGCTAGGAAGAAGCTCCCAGCAGCATTAGGAACTGGCATGCCAAGCTGCTCACTCATTGAAAAGCCGTCCAGCACAAAGTCCGTGATAAAAAGCCGGCGGGGGACAGGGAACGTTTCATAGAGTGCACCAAGCACTTGGCCGGTGATTTCGTCAAACTGCTCAATGTTGGAGGCTGCCATGTCCATGACTCCAGGTACGTTGGGTGTGTTGATTTGTCGGATGCAAGCGCCACAGTCGAAGGATTGAAACCGGCAAGAGCAGTAAGCCCGAAAGACTTGAATGATGTGCTCCAGGAAGGAGCTGCCAGGACTTCAACCGAAAGCCCCGCCATCGTGCGGGGCTTCCTCTATCTGATGCGCACCAGTTGGTACTCGGCAGGCCACAGTGACCTATAAGTGACCTTGCATACGGGATTATTTCGCCATTCCCGCTTGTTGGTCACGACGATAATGGTCCGCCCTGCGACTACCCCACCTTTCACCGCCTCATGCGGTAAAACCCATACCCATGCTTCCATGGCAACCCCTCTTTAAACCAGATTAAAAGCCAACACCGCAGCCAAACGCGATACTTGAGACCCATAACTCATGCACGCTCTGGAGCAACGATCATGGCTGAAGCCCTGCACATCCCACTCAAGTTTCCCTTCACCACGGCAGCGAATGTACGCCTCGACAAGCTGCCGATCCACCGCCCGAAGCGCAAGGATATTGCAGCCGGCCAAAGGCAAGCGAAAGACGAAGCAGGACTGGAAGATTACCTGGTTGCAAAGATGACCGGTCTTACGCTGGAAGACCTGGGCGAACTCGATATTGCTGACTCGCAAACTGTGACGGCGGTGTTTCGGGAGCTGGCTGGCGGAGGAGACGGTTCTCAGGAGCTGGGACGAAGCGCTGCTCCTGGTGCTGCGGATGCAGCCGAGTGAGATAGGTGAGCTGGAGATGGAGGACTACTGGCACTGGTGTGAAGTGTGCGAGCGGGAAATTAGCCGTCGGATCGAGGCTGCCGACCAGCTGAAAAAACCTTAGCCACCAAGCCCGCCAATATCCCCAGCACGAGAGAGCCACCCGCTGCCAGAGGGGTGGCCACCAAGGCCAGCAGCGGCAGGCCCATACAGAATGCCAGAACTGCAACCCAGAACGAGAAGTTGGCCAGGCACAGCCAGGCGAACGCAAGTAACCCGCTGGCAATGACCAGTGCATAAAGGGTGTGGGCAGTTCGGGTAGCGACGATTTCAAACATGATTGCAGCGTAGCAAATAACCTATGGCGAACGAAGTCCTGGTTGGATTGAAGATCGGTGGCGTCGTCTCAGGCAGCCTGCATGCTGCATTCGGCTCTGCAAAATCCACGGTCCAGCAACTGGGTAGGGCAACTGACAGCCTTACAGCCAAACATAAGCAGCTGGGGACCGAACTGTCCGCTTCGCTGGCTAGGGGTGGTACAGGCATCGGCCGCATGCGCCTTCAGTACGAGAGAGTCGGCCGTACGATTGATCAATTGAAAGGCAAACAAGAGCGCCTCAACGCAAGTATTGCCCGAGGAGAAACGCTCAAGTCTGCTCGCGGTGAGTTGCGTGGCCAATTCATGGAAACTGCCGGTACAGCCACTGCGTTGGGCGCGCCCGTGGCACTGGCTGCCCGCACTGCCATCGACTTCAAAGACCGTACAAACGATATCGCCATCACTGGCGGTTTTGACACGGCTGAAGAGCTTCGCCTGGGGGCGGTTCTCAGGGCATCTGCCTTGAAGTGGAATCAGACTCAGATGGAGGTTGCGGCCGGAGCCCAGGTGCTTATTGCTGGCGGGATCTCCAACGTTAAAGAGCTGGAGGCTTACGCCCCTCTGATGTCCAAGTTTGCAACGGCTACCAGGGCTAGCATGGACGACCTCGGCTCTGTGGCTATTGCGCTGAACGACAACCTCGGAATAGGTGCTTCGGGGTTCGAGCGCTCAATGAACATGCTCGCCTCGGCAGGTAAGAGTGGCCAGTTCGAGCTGGCCGATATGGCCAAGTGGCTTCCACAGTTAACGCCGCAATTTGCCGCTCTAGGAATTACCGGAGAGCGAGCAGTCGCGGAAATTGGAGCATCGCTTCAGATCGCACGACGCGGCGCAGGAAGCAATGATGAAGCTGCTAACAACTTTAAAAACTTCCTTTCGAAGCTCACTGCAAAGGACACTTTGAAGTCCTTCGAAGGCGCCGGGATCAATCTTCAGGAGAGCATGCAAAACCTAGTTGGTAAGGGATTTACCCCTGTACAGGCGATGCTTGAAGTGATCACACAGTACGTCGGAAGCAAAGGGCCTAAGGCGACTCAGGAATTCCAGAAAGCAATGGCTATCAAGGATGATGCCGAGCGTGAAGTTGCTCTGAAACGGTTGAAGGAAGCCTACAAGCTTGGCGAGCTTTTTGCGGATATGCAGGTGCTTTCCTTTGTTCGCCCGGCATTGGCTAACCGGAACGACTTGAGTGGTATTCAACAAAAGAGCATCAGCGACGCCGACAAAGGGGTGGGTGATGCCGACTGGCAGAAGCGCATGGAGAGCCCAAAGGAGCAGCTCAAAGCGCTAACGGTCAATCTCTCCGAGCTTGGGATCAGCATCGGGAGCGTGCTTCTGCCGGCACTTGTCGATGTAACCCAAGCAGCAATCCCGCTTGTCCGTGGTTTCGCTGACTGGGCTGGCGAGAACCCTGTGTTGGTAAAGTCCATCGTTGGCTTGGTCGCTGGCCTGTTGGCGGGCAAGCTTGCATTCATCGGCGCTGCTTACGGCATCAACCTCATTATGTCGCCCTTCGTGGCGATGACCACAACAATCACCTCCTTGTCGGCAAAGTGGACGCTGCTTCGCGCCATGTGGCAGATGGGTAAGTTCGCGCCTGCGATCACCGGGCTAACCAGGATTGGCAGCGGCCTGCTCTCAGTCCTGAAGTTCAGTGGATTTTTCCTCCGGGGTATCGGCATGGCCTTCGGTGCCCCACTGATGATGATGGCACGCGGCGCGCTGTTGTTGGGCAAAGTCCTGGGCGGGTCTCTGTTGTTCGGCCTTAAGCTCGCTGGCCAGGCCGTGTTGTGGCTCGGTCGTGCCTTGTTGATGAACCCAATAGGTCTGGCCATCACCGCAATTGCGTTGGGCGCTTACCTAATCTACCGCTACTGGGAGCCCATCAAGGGCTTCTTCATCGGGTTGTGGGGCGAGATCAAGCAGGGTTTTAACGGTGGTCTCTCCGGGATTCTCGGATTGATCGTTAACTTTTCCCCGTTGGGCCTGTTCTATCGTGCGTTCGCAGGCGTGATGAGTTACTTCGGGATAGAGCTCCCGGCCAAGTTCAGTGAGTTTGGCGGCATGCTCGTCACGGGCCTGGTTAATGGCATCACGAACATGGCCGGCCAGGCCAAGGACGCGGTGCTCGGCCTGGGCGACTCGGTCAAGGGGTGGTTTGCCGAGAAGCTCGGCATCCATTCACCCAGCCGGGTTTTCATGGACTACGGCGCGAACATCTCCGAAGGTGCGGCACTCGGTATCACTGCCCAGGCCGGGCTCGTCCGCGATGCCGCCCTCGGCATGGCCAATGGCAGCCGCGTACCTATGGCTGCACCTGACATGTCAGCAGTCAGTCGAGCCTCAATGGTCGGTGCTCCTGGTGGTGCAGGTGGAGGAATGATCATTAACTTCAACCCAGCCATCAATCTGCAAGGCGGGGGTGATACACGAGGCCAGGTACAGCAGGCAATGTCGATCAGCTTCGCCGAGTTTGAGCGGCTTATGCAGCGCTACCAACAAGGCATGGGGCGTCGCGCCTTTGGAGATATCTAATGAGCTGGGGAATCCTGGGCGACATAGAGTTCGAGGTGGCCAGCCACCCAAGCGCACAGTCGGAGCGCACCACCGCGAACTATGCGGAGCATGCCCGAATTCAAGGGAAGCCGCGTCTGGAATGGATTGGTGAAGGCCTTGATGAGCTGTCATTGGAGGTTTCCCTACACGCATCTGTCGGCGATCCTGAGGCACGAGTGCGCGAGCTGAAAAAAGCCAAGACGGATCACGCACCACTGCCATATGTGCTGGGTAGCGGGGATTTCCGGGGGATCTACGTGATTGCCGGCCTAGATGTCACCACCCGTAAGACCGATGGCTTCGGTCGTCTCGTCGCGGCCACAGTAAGCCTGACCTTGCGCGAGTTCACCGGCAAGTACACCAGGCCGTTGCCCGTTCCGCTTGGGCTGCGCAATAGCCAACAAACGACACTCGCCAGCCTTCCCCTGGAGAAGGTGGCGGCCGATAGCAAACCGTTGGTAACCAACGCGCAGCTTGCACTGGGCTACGCCCGCACAGCCGGAACCCTGGTGCGGGCAGGCCTGGATACTTTCCAGTTTGTTCGCGACTTACGAGAGAACCCGATGGCCTTGCTCAACCGGCTGCCAACGCTCTTGAGCGCAGCGCGGGAAGTGCTGGAACCGCTTGGCGGGCTGGGCGACTCGGCCGGCCTGCTTGAGGGTGGTGGTGACCTTGTCCGGCTCGGGGTTGATATGGCCGGCGATGTCAATCAGGCAATCACTGCGTTAGATGGAGTGGACAGCGACAGTGTGGTGAACCAGGTCGGCTACGCCACCACAAGCATGGAGCAGGCAGTGGGGCGGATGGAAAGCGCTAGCCCACGACTTGCCCAAATCGCGGCTGATGTCATCACCAGGAGGGCCTGATGGAAACTTACCTGCAACATCTGACTACTGCTGGGGAGCTATGGGACCAGCTTGCCTACCGCTACTACGGCTCGGCCTACCGCTATCAGCCAATAATCCGTGCCAACCCTCACGTACCGTTGATGTCTAGTTTCCCAGCAGGGCTAACCCTGCGCATTCCCGTGCTTGAAGTCGAACCCGCGACCGAGGATCTGCCACCGTGGATGCGTTGACCGAGAACCAGGTGCCAAGCGCCTATTACTTGCTGAGCTACCAGAACAAGAACATCACTCGGGACATCAGCGAGTACCTCCTGGAGCTGGAGTACGTTGACTTCCTCACCGGTCAGTCCGATGAGTTGAACATCACGCTGGAGGACGTTGACGGGAAATGGATAGACCAATGGTATCCAGGTCATGGCGACTCGCTGACCCTGACCCTGGGTTGGGTAGGCCAGACCCCGCGACGTCTCGGTCGGTTTGAGATAGATGAGATCGAGATCAGTAAAGTGCCTTCAGTGGTGGTAATCCGTGCACTGGCAGCAAACATCAGCACTGCCCTGCGTACTCAAGAGCACCGGGCATACGAGAACATGACGCTCGCCGCCGTCGCAGCTCAGGTCGCAACTCGACAACGTTTAAAGCTGGTCGGAAAGATTGAGCCCATCAAGTTGGATCGGCTGACGCAGCAGGAGGGCGACTTGGCTTTCTTGGCCAACCTGGCCAGCGAGTATGACTATGCATTTAAAGTCATCGGTGACCGCCTTGTATTCCATGCTATCTCCGACCTTGCTGATGCCCCACCAGTGCTCGCCGTGGCTTTAGGGGAGCTCGACCAGGTGAGCTTGCGCGACCAGATCAAGCAAGTCCCGGCCAAGGCAACGGTCAAGCATAAGAATCCGGCAAAAAAGCAACTGGTTAGCTACACGGTCGACAACAGCGGCAAAGTCGTAGCGGTACCCAGCAGTGTGAGCAAGACAACAACCAGCGCTGATACGAAGAAGCGTCGTTCGCGCAGCGCTTCTGCTGAGGTAGCCAAGGCCAAAGCCAAAGCTGAGCTGGCCAAGGCTAACCGCGAGCGTACTACTGGCACCTGGTCAATGATGGGCCGACCTTACGTACTCAGCGGTAATGTCGTCAGCCTGCAGGCGCCTGGCGTGCTCGGTGGCAACTACCTGGTAACCAGCAGTCGCCACCGTTACACCCGTGATGGTGGCTACTCCTCTGAGCAGCAGGTCTGCCGTGTCAAGGCACCGGTGATCTCGCTGTCACTCGATGCCACTAAGCCTGACCAAGAACTTATCGCTTACGGGGTAGACCCCGCAGCCTCAGCAACCACAGTGTGAGAAGCCATGCCTGTTGAACTTGAGTACGGCGAAGTATCCGCCGTTGATTACATGGGGTGCCGCATTCGAGTGCGGATCGACGAGCGCGACGGCGTTGAAAGCTATTGGATCAGCGTGCCGCAACGAGCCACAAAAGGCACACAGCGGCGCCAGTTGCTGCCAGAGATTGGAGAGGAAGTCGCTGTGCTGATTGACGCTGATGGGGTTGGCGGTATCTACCTGGGAGGCATCTATTCCAGCGTAGAGCCCCCACCTGTGACGGATGAGGATACGGACTTCGTGAGGTTCAGGGACGGCACTGTGGTTGCCTATGACCAGGCGAAGAACCAGCTCGATGTGGATTGCGTGGGCGGCACAACGTTGAAATGCGCCAGAGGTCTCACAGTAGAGACCGGCGGGGCCGTGGTGGTAAAGGCGCCCACGGCCTCGTTGGAGGTTCCTGCCGTCAGCTTGACGGGCAATCTGACCGTCACCGGCAATGTTGAGGTTGTAGGGAACGTCCATGCCACTGGTACGATCCTGGATGACGCAGGAAACTCAAGCAACCACCGCCACTAGGCGGCAGCAGGCTGCATATTTTGGACGGCCCACGCTTCAGACCTAGTCATGGTTTGGTCTGGCTCAGGGGTGTCGAAGATGATCTTGAGCCCCGTTGCGTCGACCGCCTCACCAACAACCTTGAAAATGAACCCGGCAGGGTAATCCGTCATGATCCACCTGCTGCCGATTATGAAAATTTCTGACATTGCACATCTCCCTTATGTGTGAGTTTCCAGTCTACCGTCTTTAAACCTGATTAAAAGCTTGATCCCCGCCGCGCCCACATCATGGGCGCATGAACACTCCCATCGCCTACACATCCATCAACTCAGCCCACTGGCAGCCTGCTCTTGGCACGCCAGGTGAAGCTGTAGAGGGCCTGCGCGACATCGACCAGGCCATCCGCATCATCCTCAAAACCCCGCGCGGCAGTGACCCACATCGGCCGGAGTTTGGCAGCGACCTGCACCTTTATATCGACTGGCCGGTTAACCGCGTTGTGCCGTACCTGGTGCGCGAAGCCGTGACGGCGGTCCGTCAGTGGGAGCCGCGCATGGATGTGGTTCAGGTAGACGCTGTGATCGAGGAGAGCCGAATCAGGCTGAGAGTGAAGTGGAAGGTGGCCAACGGCGTCGTACAGCAGACCGAGGTGCCTTATGGCAACGCCACCTGAGTTCGTGAAGATTGATCCGGCCAGCATCGAGGCTGACCTAGTCGCCCGCTATGAAGCCAAAAGTGGAAAGACCCTGTACCCGGCACAAATCGAACGTCTGTTCATTGATCAGATCGCTTACGCCAAGACACTGGCCCTGAGTGCCATACAGAACGCAGGTGAAATGCTCCTTGTGCGTTTCTCCAACGGGCCGATCCTGGATTACCTGGGCGAACTGGTCGGCACCTCACGCCTACAGGCCCAGCGTGCTCGCCATACTCAGGCATTCATCCTGCCAGCCGCCCAATCCATCCCTGTCATTATTAATGCAGGCACTCGCGTGACAACGGCCGACGGCACGCTTGCCTTCTACACCGAGTCGGCCATCCAGATCACTGCTGGCCAGCTGGAAGCCCGTGTGACAGCTATTTGTGAGACGGCCGGGACAGTGGGTAATGGCTGGTCGCTGGGCCAGGTGTCGGCGCTAGTAGCACCGCCAATGGACGGCATGACCACACGCAACGTGACTGTGCCATCAGACGGTGAGGAGCAAGAGGAGGACGAACGTTACAAGGAGCGCATCATCCTGGCCCCCGAGGCGTATACAAATGCCGGTAGTCGAGGGGCGTATCGATATCACGCGATGTCTGTCCATCAGTCGATCATCGATGTGGCTGTACACGGCCCTGATGATGGGCAGGAAGATGGCCATGTCGCGCTTTACGTGCTTACGGCTCAGGGTGAGCCGTCGACCGAGATGCTGCAGCTGGTGAGTGAACAAACCAGCGGCGAGAAGCGCCGACCACTGTGTGACGTAGTTCAGGTGCTTCAGCCGAACAAGGTGGAGTTCTCGATCAAGGCGCAGCTTGAGTTTTACAACGGTGCTGATAGGGCAACCGCCATGGCGGATGCCAAAGCCGCCGTCGAAACGCTGGTAGCGGAAATGCGCAACGGGCTCGGGCGAGACATCGTACCGGAGCAGATAACGGCTGCGCTTAAGGTGGCGGGGGTTTACAGGCCGCTGGTTATAGAGCCTGCCGGCTTAACAGTGGTGGCAGGCAACGAATGGGCATCCTGCATCACCATCGAGCTGGTAGACGCGGGGCTCGTCGATGGCTGACCTGCAGATCCCGCCTGTTCTTGCCGGTGACGAGCGATTTTCAATGCTCCTGGAGCTGCTGCAGGACGAATTTGACCGGCTCGACCTCCAAGCAATGGCTGTGTATCTGGTCGATCAGGTCAAAACCAGCCTCTTGCCTGTGCTGGCTGATCAGTTTTCTCTTCTGGACGAAGCCGCCTGGCAACTCGCCGAGTCCGAGGAGGCGCGGCGTGATCTGGTGAAGAACGCAATCCACTTACACCGCGCGAAAGGGACGCCTTGGTCAATCCGCGAGGTCATCCGCCTACTTGGATTCGGCAAGGTGCGCATACAGGAGGGCCTATCAGGAGTTCGCCACAACGGCCAGGCAAACCGCGACGGCCGCTACGTCCATGGTGATCCCAAGGCCTGGCCGCTCTATCGCGTGTTCCTCCTGGAGCGCGCAATTACTAATGACCAGGCTGCGCTTTTGCGCCGCCTGTTGCTATCCATTGCACCTGCTCGATGCCGCCTCGTCTCGCTGGAGTATCGAGAAGTACCAATCCGCCACAACGGCCTTGCCAAACGCGATGGCCAATACAACCACGGGAGCAGCTAATGGCCAACTTGCCTGAACAGGCACAATGGGAAGATGGGATCTATCAGTTGGAGACCTCGGACCCGGTGCTCGCAGGGCCTGACGGTATCGACAACCGCCAGGCTACCCAACTGGGTAACCGTACTGCCTACCTAAAAGCAGCGGTTGAGCTCCTCAAGGTGGAGTTGGCGGTACGGGACAAGAAGCCGGTGCGTGTAGTCACCACAGGGGCGATCACCCTATCTGGCTTGCAGACAGTCGATGGTATCGCATTGGTTGCTGGCGACCGTGTCTTGGTGAACAAACAGGTTAACGGCGCACAGAACTGGATCTACATCGCTGCAGCTGGCAGTTGGTCGCGCGCTCCAGACGCCGATGAAGACGCTGAATGCACGCCTGGTCACCTTATCTTGGTGCAGTCTGGCACAGTGGGCAGCGGCTCAATCTGGCAGTTGAGTAACACGACACAACCACAGGTGGGCACCACTGCTCTGACGTTCGTCCAAGTGTTTGGCAAGATAGGGATTACAGCAGGCACCTATCGCAGCCTCACGGTCGATGCGCAGGGTCGGGTGACCGCTGGCAGCAACCCGACCACGCTGGACGGCTACGGGCTGACCGCGCCTGTTTACGACCTGATTCGCAGCCAGATGGCAGCGTTTGGCTTGGGCTCGGCCCATACGCCGACGGTTGGCGCCGCCGCTGATTTGCCAACCCTGTTATCGGGCAATTACTACTTCGACAACCCGGCTGCCGCAGCCGTTGGTTATCCTGGCGTGATGTTTGCGAAGCGGCTGACCTTCGGTACGAATCGCGGCTTTGAGCTGGCGAATGCACCGTACGGTCGCCGCACCTTCATTCGTTACAGTAACGGCGATGGTTCTTGGGCGACTCCCGAGGAGTTGGCATTCCTCAAGAGCCCAATTTTCACCGGCATTCCAGAGGTTCCCACGGCGGGAGCGGGGACCAACACCCAGCAGGTGGCCAGTTGTGCCTTTGTGCGCGCTGAGATCGCGGCATTGGTCAATGGCGCGCCTGGAACGCTCGACCAGATCAACGAGCTGGCGGCGGCGATCGGCAACGACCCGAACTTCGCCGTCACCATCAGCGCGCAGATTTCCACCAGGGCCGCCAAAGCCACTACGCTGGGCGGTTACGGCATTGTCGATGCTTATACCAAGACGCAGACCGACGCGCTGATTGCCGCAGCCGTCGCCAACGGGCTGTTTGCCAAAGAGTATGTCAGTTCGCCGATGGCCTTCCCGGTCGGGGTGGTCTACACGCTCGGCCATAACTTCGGCATGCGTGCGCGCCTGGTCACGTACACGCTGAAATGCATCTCCGATGAGTGGGGCTACGTAGCGGGCGACGAAATCGACATCTCTGCGCTGCTTACTTACCCCGGCAACAATGGCGCAGACGGCTTTCAAACCAAGATGCAAGGTCTGAATGAGATCGTCGTGAAGGTCGGTGCGGGGCAAATCTTGATCACTGACGCTGGCTCTACCGTTACGCGGGTGCTTACTCGAACAAAATGGAACGTTATCGTGAGGGCCTACGCATGA